AACAATATTTATTGCCTTTATTAGCTTTACATATTCCCTGTATGTGATGTATCAATTCATCTTTGTTTTTTAAATCTTCTAATTTTGCTTGTTCTTCTGTTTTCATAATATCTCCTTGTTAATTTAATAAGGATAGGTAGACTAGTTTTGCTCCATACATAGTCATCTTGGTAGTCTTTATGTTGGCTTTCAAGGACTACTAATCACCAACCATCTATGTCTACCTATTCCCTTACCTATCACTAGGCAATAACCTATATTAACATAAAGATTACTTATGTCAATACTTTATTTGAAATAAAAAAGCTAGTAGTTTTTAGGCTACTAGCTAATTATATGAGGTACAATTATGATTCGCTGATAAATGTGCCGAGAGTTATCCGAAGTTTTTTTACCCGAAGTTTTATTTCAGACCACATTTACCAGCTTTATAACTGTCCAACCATATTAACATGAAAATAAAGGGAAGGGAAGGTTATTGATTAAAACTTATCTAACTCTTCAAGTGTGTCTGTCTTTTCTTCCTTAGCTAACAGCTTTTCAGCTTTTGCTATCTTAACCTTTTGTTCTGCATACCTTTCTCTTGAATATTGATTTATTCTGTCTTTGTTTTTGTGGTAATACTCTTTCATTTTCGTTTTATCTTCTTCTTTTTGCTCATCAGTTCGCTTTGCCCTCTTCTCTCGAAGGGAGGTTAACCGCTTTTCTCTATGTTTTATATAGTCTGCCCTTGTTTTAGCGTTATGTTTCTCCCTGTTGAGCTCATAATAGCTTTTATTGTATTTCGACATTGTTCCTCCATTTTATATTCTTTAATCGAAAGGACTATCGCTAGTATCATCTTCTTCCTGTTCTATTTTAATGGTAGCAAAGGCGTTTCCTTTCTCGCTTTTGTTTAAAAAAACAGCAATATTGTATGTTTTTTCCGTACCATCTTTGCTTTTAAATGTACTCCCATCTTTGTGCGATACAAAAATAGGCTTTTTACCGCTAACCTTTTGTATCTCAAACAATTTATTAACAAGTTGATTTACTTCAGGAAGGTCTTTTATCTCATAACCCACCATTACATTGTAATATTCTTCTTTCTTAGCCATCTCTATCCTCCAATTTTTGTTTACATGTTGTCGAACAACAACTGTTTATATATTTCATCTACCTCTTGCATATATTGTCTTTGCGAGAGTGTTCCTATGTCTATCTTTTTAATGCGGTCAATAAGTTTTGCAATGTCATCATCATCCAATCTAGGCGGAATAAACAATTTTTTAACCATTGTTCGCCTCATCATAAATTAACTTAATATTTTTCGTTGAGTTTTCCTCGTAAGGTATCGGCTTCTTAGGTAATTCTTTATTGCCTAACAATGCCTCCGAGTAGTCCTCAAGATTTTGTATTAAGTTCTTTTCATAGTCAGTATCTCTTGTGTATCTCCATATTTTTGTGTGTGTTGGTGTCCAATTAACCAAATCAACATATTCTAAAGGTAATTTTGGCTCCGCCATTTTGAGTACCATTAGCTGACCTGCAATTTGGGGAAGGTATTGCTTAGGAAACTCATCATAATTAGCGTTCCCTTGTGCTGAACATTTTATTTCAATTAGACCTTTCTTATCCATAGTCATGCCATCAGGGGTACAGCTAAGAGCAATACTTCTGTCGGCTTTTGTGTTCATCCAATCGCTGACTTTCCAATTATTTTGGTTATCACAGTAATACAAACATGGCTCTTTATTAACCAACATCCATTTAGCTATACCACATCTTTCATTGTAAGTGCCAAACTTAACACTAGCTAACGCTCTGTCAGGTAGGGGAATATCTTTTTGCTCTTTGTCAGCTAGTAGTCTTTTCATTCTGTTAGCTGGAGACATTCTCCAATCATTCTTAGCTTTGTATGTTAAGCCGTAAGCATAATCTTTAAACAAAGAAGTTCTAAGATTATCAGGTATATGTGGGTGTTCTGTTTCTTTTATTTCAGGTTGTAAGGCAGTACCAAACTGCATTTCATCTGTCTTTTTATCCTCTAACTTGTTGTTTTTAAAGGCATTTTCTATAAATTCTGCTTGCTTTTTAGAATCTTTTATCTTTCCCAATACCTCATCACTTATCGAAATTACAGGAGGGTTTCCTTCAGGCATTGCCTCTCCACTGATAAAAATTTGTATTCCTAAACCAAACATAGCAAAACATTTTACCATTGCTCTCATTTTAGCTGAGTTCATATCAAAACAATTCGGTTTAATTATGGGGCTGTTTCTGTAATCTGTGACAGGGTACCACATCTCTTTGTGTAGGTGGTCGATTTCTATTCTGCAATAGATTTCTTGTGAGCCTCCTTCAAAAAACTTATGCTTGGTATCATCAAACATTACATGATGTTGAGGATAATGCTGATTCATAATGTCTACAGCGTGTTGCCATTTTAAATATGTAAAACCATTTTTAAGTTCTGTTTTACCTGTCAAGTCAATTTTCGACAAGCACTCATAAACAGATTTATAAGTTAGTTTAGGTGTTTTATCTTTAACTATATTGCTATAGATTTCCGCAATCATATTAGCGGACAAGTTTTCATCAGATTTTTCTTTACTATCTGCAAGATTTGTATTTACTTCATTCATAATAACAAGATTATATATGTTAATAGCTTAGCTATCAAGTATTATTTTATTTATTTTTGTTAATATTCTTTGCTTTCGGTTTTTAGATGTGATATTAATATTATATTTATTATTATTAAATAATAAAACATACACATATATATGTGTGTATATTAATTAAGTATGAACAAAGAAGAATTTAAACAATTAATTGGGTTATTTGATGAAACATATCCCAAACAGCCTAAGCTAACAGTAGCTCAACAGCTAATGTTTTGGGTTAGCTTACAGAATTACAGCGTAGATTCTGTTATGGCATCTTTTATATCACACACCAATGACCCTGAGCTAGGGGAGTGGAAGCCTCAAGTACCTGTGAACCTGACTAGATTTTTGCAACAATCTGATGTTTCTATTAGAGCAATATTTCAAGATTTTTTTAAACACAAAGAGATTAAAGATGATATTGCTATAAGGGTGTGGAATAAGCTAGGGGGAAATAATTTATTAAAAATGCCTACTTATCAGACAGATAAGAAAGAGGAGATATTTGTGAATTTATACAAACAAGAGAGGGTTGGCAATCATTACGATGCCTTGCCAAACGAACTTAAAACAAAACTTATAGGGGTGTTAAAGAAATGACATTAAAAACATATATAACAAGAACTCATGTTGCGATGGATGTTGCAATAAAGGCAAACTCGGCAACTGGTGCTGAAAACAAGGTAGCCAAAACATTATCGAGTGAGCTTGTAAAACAACTTATGCGTGATAAAAAAGTTGAGTGGATAGACAATATACAAATGCTTGTTGATGGTGATGAAACTAAATTTACAAAAGAAAACCACGCACCAATGACTGGTCCAGCTGTCGAGATAGACTATGATTAGATTAGGCGATGAGCAATTAGAGAAGGCAATTATATCCCTTAGGGAGTACGGAGAACAGCTAGCTAAGGCTGAATCTGATTATGAATATTACTCTTCTATGATGAAAGTTAGAAAAGCTGAGGTGTTCTTAGCTAGTGCTAATCAAGGATTGACAGTCAAAGACAGGGAAGCTATGGCTGAAACAAACAAAGAAGTTATAGCATACATAGATAAGATAAGAGAAAAGAAGAAAGATTATATTTGTCTGAGGCATAAAATATCATCTGTGATGGAGTCATGTAATTTGTTTAGGACAAAATCCGCTAATATCAGGGGAGAGAAGAAACTCTATGGAGAATTAGGGTGAAATGCTGGCATTGTGGTACTGAATTGATTTGGGGTGGCGACCATGATGTTGAGGATAGTGAAGAATATTCTATTGTAACAAACTTGTCATGCCCTAACTGTAGTTCTTATGTAGAAGTTTATTATCCGAAGGAGAAAAAAAATGAAATACAATAGTGGATTTGAATATGACCTTCCAGTAGGCAAAAGAGGCGAAGAAATTGTATGGGGAATCTTGGAAAAAGACCCTGTGGAAGTAAAAAGTGAGCAAACAAAGATGTCAAGGAATTGGATGACAACAGGAAATTGCTTTGTAGAGTATGAAAGTAGAGACAAGACCAGTGGCTTAGCTCATACAGAAGCTAAGTGGTGGGTTATTAACTTTATGGATGGAGATGAATTGTGTTTTTCTGCGTTTTTATCGGTTGATAGAATGAAGAAGATTGCAAGGCGTTTCTATCAAGAAAAAGGTTCTGTTTTAGGTGGCGATAACAATACATCGAAAGGAGTATTGGTACCAATATCAGCTTTGTTTGACCATAAAAGCCACATAATTCCTGAACAACCGCTATCAGAACAAGATAAATGGATGGCGTATGCACAAAAAGTTACCGAAGAATGTGAGCAAAACGAAAGAGAATATCAAAAAATACTAAGAGGAATGAAGAAAAAATGATTAAAATAATAGAAAAGATTATGTATGCTTATGATGAGTTGCCTGACCTAGTGCAAGCCTTTATATTCATATCTTTTGTTATATTTTTTTGGGAAATGATATTGTAAAATATTGTTTTTATGGCTAAAAGACCTACTAAAAGTATACAAAAAGAATATGACAAATGCGTTAGCTACGGCTGTGTGCTGTGCAAAAAACTATACGGAATATATAGTCCTCCTTGTATTCATCACTTAACAGGAGCAGGAATGTCGTTAAAAAGCAAGGATTTTATTCCTCTTTGTCATGCTCATCATCAAGGTAAAGAGGGAATTCACCATTTAGGAACATTTACTTGGGAAGAAAAATATGGTACACAGGAATCATTACTTAAATATTATAAGGAAAACAGTTAAGAATGAATCCTGAATTGCTTACATTACTGTTGCCTAGTAGCCCTACTTATGAGGTAAGGTCAATCACTCATAACGCTCTTACTCCACAAGACATTGCACACCTGCTAGCTAAGAAGAGATTAAACAAAAAAGAATTGAATATCCTCTTGGCTAAGTTTATAGATTCTGATTCAGCTCACGAAGAATTGTTTGATGAGATGATGGATAGTGCCTGCACAATTTTTATGAAAGATGGGGTGCCTAGCAAACCTGGAATTATTCGTAAATTTACAAGACTAGCCTTAGCTGAGACATTGTTTACAAAATGTTTTATATGTAAGGGTGTTGGTACTGTTGTTGTCAATAACAGCAGTATTGAGAAGTGTCCGCATTGTGATGGTACAGGTGAGTTTATCTATGAAGATGTGCATAGAGCACACATTATGAAGATACCTATGAAGCTATACAAGAGACATAGAAAGCAATACTTCAAGATAAGAGAAGAGGTTGTTGATATAGAAAATGAGGCGTTAAGGAAACTTGGAGACTAATGTTTAGTCATGTCATCATCTTCTTGTAACGCTAGCTCAGGAGATTCTTTTAACAATCCTTTTAGTTCTGTAATTAACTCAGCATCAGATTTCTCTGCGGTTTTATCTACATTAAGATTAATAGTCTGAGATGAAAAGTTACCTAGCTCAAGAATAAGTTTGGCTGTGTTGAGTTTGACCGCATCCTGTTCAGAGTGCAACAAGTCTTGTAAAACGCTGATAGCTACGCCTGATGTAGAGGCAATTCTTTCTTCTTGTTTCTTCCTGATTTCTTTTGTGTATTTGTTTTTAAGATATCTAGCTTGAAACCTAATTGATTTGTTGTTTTCCCAGCCAGCTTTTATTGCTGATTGAGTAGCATTTCCTGCTGTATCTCCTTGACAAAAGAAGTCTATAAACTTCTCTTCTTTCTCCTTATCTATTCTTTTTGGCATATTACTGTCCTAGTGGGTTGTCTGACCTAGCTTTCATTTCATTAACTTTAGCGTTTAATACTGCTATTTCTGCTTTGTTAATGGCAATGTCTGCTGTCAATGGTTTAATGTCAGGAGCTGATTTTTTCTCAAGCACAGTTAAGCGATTAGAGATTTCTCCAAACTTAGAAAACCCACCACCAATAGCTGCTATAATTGAGAGTAAAACTCCCCATGTTTTTATATCTTTAAAATCCACGAATCCTCCTTAAATGTTCTTCTGCTCTTATTGTGTTATCTATAGATTCCTGAAGAATCTTTTGACTTGTTGCCATAGGGTCGTTATATACAATCTGATTCTCAGAATATATATCTCGCAAATCAATGTATTCTCTTTGGTCATCATAGCTACCTCCATCAATGTTTAATTGATTTAAAAATATATTGTTGTTTGTGTTCCCATAGTTCTCTAATGAAATAGGGCTTTCCATAGCCTTAGCTACAATAAGTGATGTAGCAATAAGCCTTTGGTCCACTCGCTTGAGGGTTTCATTAACCTTCCTTTCAATAGATTCTATTGAAATAGTTTGAGTATCGACTGTAGTGTTTCCACCATCCCTGCCTTCTTCCACCTCAGCATCTCTGCTTTCGAGGGCATCTTCTCTTGTAGCAACAGTTTCAGCTCCTCCACTTCCTGATTCACTATCTGTTGTTTCTCCTTCTCCGAGAGTTTCATCTACTTCTTCAGAAGCCACTGTAGTTTCTCCTTCAGGTTCAGGAGTATTGCTCTCAGTCTGTTCCACAGCTTCAGGGGTAGACTCTGCAACTGTGCTTTCTTCTCTAGGCTCTGTAGTAATTCTTTCTTCACTCTCTCTTGGTGCTTCTGCATTTCCTCCTCCTGCTTCAGCTTGTACGATTGTGCTAGATTCTTCTCCTCCTCCAACTTCTTCAAGTACAGCTTCTCGCTCAACGATTCCGCTAGAGTTTGAGGTTTCGATGATGGTTTCTTCTGCAAAGAATTCTTGTATAACTTCGCCTGTTGGCGTGTTGTTGAAACTTTCTGTTGTTTCAATTCTTTCTTCAAAACTTTCGACTTCTGTTGTGAACGCTTCGATGGTCTTTGGCTCTTCATATGCTACCTCCATAGGTATAATCTCTTCTTCAATAGCTATGGT